CGGCATCGTCCTTGACCCATTCATGGGCAGCGGCAGCACGGGCAAGGCCGCGATCCTTGAAGGCTTCCGCTTCATCGGCATCGAGCGTGAAGCGGAGTATGTAGAGATCGCCAAGCGTAGGATCGAGTTCGCAAAGTTCTAACTGGGATCGTCTTCGGTCGGCATGATTGTGTTCTTGAGGCTGATTGCAAGTTCTGCCTGCATCACGCTGATTGTTTGTGCAACAACCATGGCGAGGTCTGGGGGTATGGGTTTGTTCGATTGAGCGAGTCGAACGAACCGTTGTAGTTCTGTCTTTGGCATAAACGAGTTGACAAGAGATATCGCTTCTGCGAATGCGTGGGCCGCCTCCGATGGGTAGAGCAGAGCGATTGTTTCGTGGTCTCCCGCGACCACGCTGATAATCAAAGCATCGATCATCCCGCGATCGTGTTCAACAGAAAGACGAACAGAGCCGTTAGAGGCGCATTCGATTCTTTGTTGTGTGGAGATATTGTCGAGGGTTGTGTATGCCATCCGTGGCGCACAATGTGTTCGTCATAAACAGAGACCCAACTTGAATTAACTTTGACAGCGAGGTGTAAGATAGGTGCCATGACTAAGGAAGCAACAATGAAAGATCTGTGCAAGGCCTGTGAGGTTCAGGGCATTTTGACCGGTGGCACCCTTCACTTTGTAGACAAAATGGATCACGCCATTGTTGGGTTGGCTGTAAGGTCGGGCAGACCGTGCGTTGTGTATGACAGAGCACAAGTTCTTGATGCCATCATGGGGGATGGGCAACTGACCTACTCTGAAGCAGAAGAGATTATGACAAACAGGATTGAGGGCGTTGGCGTCGGTCGCAGCACACCCGTATTCATCGTTCCTTGCATGGCAAAGCACATTCACATGGCGGTTGACTGTGGAATTTCGGACGCAGATTGATGACACAAGCAAACCGCGTGTGGTAGGATGTTTTGCTAACCGTGCGAACCCAAAGCCACCAAGCCAAGTCTGGGTATTACAAGCCGTTTTTGGTTTTGATGGCGCTTGTGATCGTTCTGTTGAGTATTTTTGGGTGTACTAGCTCGACTCAACAGATTGCGGTGTCGGCAGAAAAAATAAGGGAACACTCCAACGCAACGGCTGGCATTGCCAAAGGAATGCAATCCCTTGCCACTTTGAGCGAGGCGCGATTTGCGAGCATTGAAGCCGAGGCCCATTCGGACTCGCCAAACGCCCAAAGAATTGAAGAAGAAGCGGTTTTGGGAAGGGCTGAACAGGCGCAGATTGTCGCCAATGCCGACCTCATTATCGGCAGCCACCACGCAACGCTTGAAGCGGTTGGCAGCGTTGCAAAGGCACTAACGGGGGTTCAGGACATCACCCCGTGGTGGGCAAGAACCATAGGCTATATCCTCGTTTCCGTCAGCATTATTGGGATTTGCTTCATCTTGTGGTACACGGGTATTGGATCATTCTTCCGTGGTATTTTTGGTCTGATAACTCCGAAGGCTCGCAAAGAGGCGGAGTTGGCGGTGGCAACGCTAGACACGGAAGATCCGACAACGATGAGGGAGTATGTGGCGGCAAAGCGCGCATCTGATCCAGAGTTTGATAGAGCGTTCATAAAGGCTTGGAGGCAGCATCGCGATGCGGCAGCGACGCGGTCTCCCGAATCTCAACCAGCCGCGCTAAATGCAAAGGACACGACATGACTATTCTGGCATCTTTTGAGTCTTTTCTTGGTAGCGTTTGGTTTGCTGCGCTCGTTGGGCTCGCCGGTTATATTGCGGGCAATCTGATCCCGCTGTCAAGGTTTGGCAAGAAGTGAGTTGTGGGTTCGCCATCCGCCATAAACGGAGGTTTGATAGTGGAGATTTTTACGCCAACAACCGTTGCGTGCTGGGGTATTCTTGGGACAACCCTGTCATCGTTTGGGGTTCTCATGAAAGAGTCCCCCGCAGTGTCGGATGCCGTTCCCTTTGGGGTTGTATTGACTGGGGTTGTTGTTACCGCAACCTTGGTTTGGAAGGTTGCTCACCAGAAGCACACAGTTGACCTGAACATAAAGGACTTGGAGAATCGAATTGAAAGCCTAGAGGAACAACTTGCTGCTTCCTCAAAACGAAAAGACAAGCAAGACAAATCAGGTCAACGCAGATAGCGATGCCCCACAGGGCTGCGATTTGCGCGGCAGGGCGGACAAGGAACCAAATGAAACAACCAACCCCATCCATCACCGTTTCCCGCGCAAGCGGAGCCGTCAACATTGTGTTTAGTGGTTTTGATACGACTTTAGAGCCGCTGCTTGTCGAACGACGAGTAGTTGGCGACTGGTCTTGGTCGCTTGTTGCTACGCCATCGGCGGGAGATGGTGAACTGGTGGATGGCTCTGCCGTTGAATGGGTGGCATACGAGTATCGGGCCACGGCTGGAACGCAAACTGCGGCGGTTGTTGCGGAACCCGAAAGGGAATTGGTCAAGAAGCGGCGTGGGAAGCCGAAGGTTGAGCCGCGTACACCCCAAGCGATGCCGATTGTGTTCGATCCTTGGGGCATTTTGGACGACATATCTGTTTACGACCCATACGCCACGGTTGTGGTTCCCAAGAATGACGGGCAGTAGATCCATACTTTATGGACCACGCGGCGAAGAACTAGACATTCACGCCACCGTGAATGGCAACGCACGCGAGCGCAAGGTCGCGGGCAATCGCATCATGCGGGCGTATCAAAACTTTGTTGGCAGCATATACGGGATTAGAACCGACCCGATTCGTCGTGCCACGGATCCGTTTAGCAATCATGCGTGGGTGTATGCGGCTGCAATGGTTCGCGCCATCAACATTTCGCAAGCGCCGTTCCTTGTGTATCAAGAGACGCAACAAGCCATTCAGGAGCGACAGGATCTATTGATTGGCAAGGGGCTTCCCGCCGAGCCACCCCGTTCAAAGGGTGGACGACGAGCCATTCACCGACATCTATCCAAGGCGGGCAACGCACAACGATTTGCGGGTGCCAAGTTCAAGGGCGCAGAGCCAATTCTTTCGCACCCATTGATGGACACAATGCTTCGTGCAAATCCCCACATGACGGGGGCGCAGTTGTGGCAGGCAACCGAACTTTTTATGGCACTTCGCGGAGAGTGTTTTTGGATTCTTGCGAAGAACGGGGCGTGCAGAATGCAAACCCGTGGCGAGTATCCAGAGGAGATTTACCCAATAAATCCCGATCTGCTGGATGCGGAAATCGATAACGGTCGCCTCGTTGCGTGGAGATATAGGCAGGGCGGGGTGCGAGCCGACAGGATTCCCGCTCCGTTGATCGGAAACGAAATGGGCGACATCCTGTTGTTGCCTTGGGAGATTGTTCACTTTCACTATATCAATCCAGATGATTCGCTTCGTGGCTATTCGCCACTGATTCCCGTGGCTTCGTCAATCGCTAGTGATATGACGGCAAAGACCCACAACATGAGTGTGATAAGAAACGGAGCGAATCCCGGCGGTCTCCTGATTGACAAAAGTGCTACGGAGCCATGGTCTGCCGATGAGGAGAAGGAGTTCCTTGAGCGTTGGCAGCAGAGGCACGGAGGCGCAGGCAATCGTGGCGAACTAGCCATTCTGACTGGCGGTCTGGAATACATACCGACTGGTATGTCTCCACGGGATATGGAGTACCTCGACTCCATGCGTTACAACCGCGAGGAAGTGTTTGCGACGATGCGAGTTCCCAAGACGGTCGTCGGCATTACCGACACGGTGAACTACGCCACGCAACTTGGTCAGGACGCGAATCTCTGGGACAAGTGCCTTCTGCCCGAGGTGCGGTACTTTGAGGATGTCATCGATTCGACCATGTTGTTCAAAGAGCCGGACTCCGTATTTGCGGCGTTTGATTTGTCTGGCGTTGAGGCGTTGCGGTCAAGCCTTTCTGACAAGATTGGCATGGTGAATGTGCTGACTGCGGCGAACATTCACATGAGTCCCAAGGCGGCGTTTGAACTTGTTGGGCTTGATGTTGCCGATTATGAGGGTGGCGACAAGGCTATTGTTGGTAACACAACCGCTGAAAAGTTGATTGAGGGTGTCGATCAACCCGCCGCTTTGGGTACTCCCGGTCTCGGTGGAGCCTTGGGTCCAAACAGCCCACCGCCGCCCAACACCGCTCCACCGCCACCCAATGTTTCTACAACGGGTGATTCACAGATTCAGGCTCCAATACAGGCAACAACGCGCTCAATGAAGCGTCTTGGCGGCCCCCAATACTGGAATCTTGCAAACAAAAGAGTTTATTCACAGATGGAGCCGCGCCTATCTCGCGCATGGCGTGGGTTTGTTCGTGAGGCCAAGGACTTCTTCATGGATGCGCTTGACGAGAGGGCTCGCGATGTAGAGAAGCGGCTAAAGGCTGTTGAAATTGATGGGTTGTCTGCCCCAGATGCGATATCGGCGATTTTGCCATCGAAAGATGTTCTTGGGCGGATGATCGAAACACAGTTCAGACAGCCGTTGATGGCGAATCTGATGGATGTGTTTAGTTTTACCGTAGAGGTGGACTTCAACGGCGTATCAAAATTTGCGATAGACGATCCGAGATTGATGTCGTGGTTTGACAAGATTGACGATCGTCTTGCGGACACCGCAGCAATAAGTCTTCAGCAAAACATTCGCAGTGCGGTTCGTGCTGGGATGGAGCAGGGCGAATCACTAATGCAAATTAGGCAGCGGGTTAGTCAGGTGTTCAGAATATCTGAAAGCGACTCCAAGGCGTTGACCGTGGCTCGCACAGAAAGCGGCGCATTTCTAAATAATGCTCGTCAGATTATGCACCAAGCGCAGGGCTTCACCATGTATGAGTGGTCTACGGCACAGGATGAGGGCGTGCGAGAAAGCCATGCGGAGTACGGTCGCCTGCCACCAAGAAGGTTTGGTCAGCAGTTTGCGCCCGGACTTCGATTTCCACACGACCCAATGTGTACGGACGCAAGCGAAGTAATCAATTGTCGCTGTATGCTGATCCCAGTCGAATAAGGACAACGTTCACAATGAAACAAATAGAAGAACTAAAGTCGGCAGAAATCATTGACACCCCAGAGGGAGTAGCGCGGTTTCTTGCTGAACTCAGGGGCGCGGTCGGCGAGAGTGGCGACACTTCGGTTATGCAAACCTCGGACGGTGTTCTGTTTGTTACAAAGCAAAATGTTGTTGCGGGGGCGATTGACACGACAGAGCCTCCATCACGCGAGCGAGTTCAGCAGATGGTTGAAGATCGCGGAATGCCGTGGGACGAAAAATATGCCGACAGGGTGATTCCGTGGTGGGCTTCAGATGAGCGCGTTGACCGTCAGGGCGACATTGTGTTGCAAAACTGGCGATTTGAGGATTATCAAAACAACCCGCTAATGCTCTATGCGCACAAATGGGATGATCCGCCCATTGGCACGGTTCTGAACTGGGAGGTTGTGCCTCGCACAAGCCGTGTCTATAAGGGTCCAAGCCTTCGCTTGATGCCATTGTTTGCTACCAAGGAGCAATACGAGTGGGCTGATACGATTTTCCGACTCGCCAAGGCACGGTTTCTGCGCACGGGTTCGGTTGGATTTCATTCCGACAGCATCATTCAGGTTCGCGATCCCAACGAGCGATTGCGGATGGGGCTTGGCAATACGGGCGTGATCTACGACAAGAACAATCTGATTGAGTGGACCGTTGCGCCCGTTCCCGCAAATCAGGGGGCTTTGCAAAGTCTTTCGATGGTTGCAAAAAAAGGACTTCTTGATGGCGGGGATCTGCCCGTGGTTCGGGATATTTTTAGATCGTCTGTCAGGCGTGGCGAGGGCGATGCCGACAAGATCAGAGACATTGAGAACGCGGTCTGCAAGTACTGGAACAAACTCTTCCCATCCATCAAGACGCTGTCAACCGTTGACACCACGAAGCAGCTTCCGCAATCGTATCGCAACGCCGAAGGCTCTCAAAAGTGCGAAAACTGCGTGTCCTACGACCCATCTTCTGACGATAGTGGTGTTGGTCTTTGCAAGCGATATCTCGCAACCTGTCGGGCGGGGGGTGTTTGCGAATCTTGGGCAGCAAAGATGCCCGTAGAGGTGACCAAAGACAACGAAGCACCGTCGCCAGAAGGC